TCCTCAGTCGTATAAGACTTGACGTAGTTATACGTCCCTTTCTCATACACAACAAGCCTTCCAAATTCTTCGTTATAGTCTACGGAGTATTTGGAGTCATCCCCATAGTCAAACTCCTCTCTAAAGAGCTCCTTAGCCATCTTAGGATCAGCATTACCGTAAGCTCTAGAGGTGAACACTCTAGCAGGGACACTAGTGCCTAGGAGAGTCACGTACTGATTTCTGTAGACATCCTTAGCCAACTCTATGGCTCTACTAGGAGTCTCACCAGAGCCTACAAATCTGCAGGCCATGTTATAGATGAAGTCTTTACCTGTTTGATCAATCTCGGTACCAATAACCTTAGAGATCTCAGTTACACCAGTGTTAACCTTGATTCTAAGACCCTCAATCTTTGCTCTTCCCTTAGAGTCAGACTTGAGTTTTTCAAAGCCTGCGGTTCTCTTTACTACATCTTCCCAAGACCTACCACCTTCCATTAGAAGAATAGCGCCATGGATAGACTCAGTGAAACCCTTGGTACTACCAGTAGCATACAAGAAAGCCTGAGGATCAGTACGGTACAGCTCAATCATCTGAGTGATCTCCTCAGGAGGCTCCTTAGGAATAGTCTCAGGCTTCATCCCACTATTGAGATAGTCAGCTGTAATGCCAGTCAGCTTCTCACTAGCCGCTTCAGCCTTGTCCTTGAAATAACGTCTCGCAGGATTGTCCCTAAAGGGAACAGAAGAGTTCTTAGCAATCCCTAGAACACCCTCAGTAGTAAGTTCACCGCTCTCAATCATATCGTCAAGGGCAACATTTAGATCGTCTGAAGAGATATCAGAAGAGTCACTACTCTTAAGCTCCTTTCCGAGTGACGCATCCTTTAGAAACTTCTTAGCGAGGTTTTTCTTGATAAGAGCCTTTTGTTCCTGTTGAGCCTTTACAGCAGTGGATCTCAAGGCACTTCTTTGGACTTCTCTAGCCCTGTCTACAGCCTTTTCGATGTCCTTTACTCTGTCCGTAAGGATGTTACCATTAGCTTCCAGTTCACTGTTTCTAATGGCCTCAAGCACAGAAAGCTCACCGCTATCTGCTAGATTATCAAGACCATTCTGATAGTCAAGATATGCCTTAGTGTCTCTCTGGTACCTATAGTTATAAGCCTTAATAAGGGAGGTCTTATAACCATCTTCACCAAGGTATTCCCTAAGGGTTACGCCATTAGCAAACGGTAGATCCTTAGAGTCTGCAAGTTGCTGTAGAGTAAAGAAACCTTCAGGACTGTTCTCAAGAGAACTGATGACACTAGTCCACAGCTTATTTTGATGCTCGGGATCAAGGAACCTACCAACAGTAAGGTCCATCTCACTAAGGGCACTGACAAGTGCTACAGCATCACCACCATTCTGGATGATTGCATGAACCTTAGCAGATTCGGTGATGAACATGTCCTGAACGTTAAACTTATGCTCAACTTCTTTCTGACGCGTCATCATCTTGATGCGTTCTGCAGGGGAGTTCGCAAAGACACCCCTGTTAAAGAACACATCCTCAGAGCTATAACCAAACTGTTTGGCTACATCAGACACATTCTCACGCATGAACTTAAAGAACTCAGCGTCAACCTCTTCGGGAGCCTTTCCTTTAAATTCATTAGTGTCTACTCTTCGCTGGAAGTCCTCAGAGATATACTGAAACAGCATCTGACCATGAGACTCTTTAAGTCTAGCCATTGCAAGAGGGTCATCTTGGAACGGTACAAGACCCTTGGTCATCTCCTCACGGTACTGCTCAAGAGAATGTGACTTAAGGTAATCATCGGCTAACTTATATGACAACTCCTTCTTAGCTTCAAAACCACCTTTAACAGCCTTAGCAACGTCCTTAAAGCACTCAAGCCAATTGTCTGCTTCTGGGATAGTTACATTATTTTCGTTAATAGAAATTGTAGCAGGCTTAGCCGTACCTAGTTTATCCAAAGCAGAGTTGAAATATCTCCATTGCCCCCACTGATTGGCAATGGAAGAATTACCGTCTGAATTTTTATAAGCCATTAGTAAAAGTAACCTCCTCGTTCTCTAGGGGTAATGTTAGAGTTGTAATAGTTAGCCCATTGCTGTACAAAGTCAACATAGGGCTTATACTGTTGGTAATTAGCCATTACGTTACCAAGGAAGCTACCACCAGTATTGGACGCAATAGACGCACTAGAGGATGCTCCGCTCATACCCGTAGATGCAAGCAGACCTCCTCCTCCAAGGGCCGCCAACGATCCAGTAGATGCACCTGCGGCCCCTGCACCAGTAACCGTAGGAGCGGCACTACTGATAGCATCAACACCAATATTAGCCGCTAACATACCGCCCGTTTGACCACCTGCGGCACCCCCAAGAGCACCACCAACGGCACTACCAATACCTGCAGTAGCGGCACCCATAGCGGCACCTGTGATTGCACCACTGAGGAACTGTTGGAAAGCCTTAGAGCCTCCAATAAGGTTATTGTTAAGGTTATCCCTAGCTTGCTCAACGGATGCCTTAGTCTGGATGTAAAGGGCGTCCTTCTGGAACCTTACGTTCCACACATCATTGAGGTAGGCTTCTTTAGTCGCAGTCTCTTGTCTTAGAGTCTGTCCTCTAACTGTCTGCTTAATCTTATCTTGAGATCTACCATCAAGACCTGTCTCAGCAATAGCCGCTTCAATCTGTGAGTTGTTCTGATAGGCATTAAGAGACAAAGAAAACAACTCGCCTAGGGCAGAGTCGTACATGGATCTTTCTTGCCTGTCAAGTGATGCCTGATTGTAGTTATAGTTTAGTTGCAAGTAGTGCATCTGCTTCTTGAAGGCTTTCACCATACTACGGTTCTGCTTAGAGATACCGTGTAGAGAACTGCCACCACCAACTACTGCACCAACAGCGGCACCAACACCGATTACGACACCACTCATTCTTTAATCAATTCCTTTCTATTAGTTGTTAATAGCATCCACTCTGGAGTAAACTCTTTCTCGCATTCCCTTAGGTCAACATTATCAGTCCTAAAGCACATCGTAATGTGCGTGTCTTCAAGTGCCCTAAAGGCTTGCCTACGGCCACCCTCAGCCTGAATGACGTTGTAACCCTTAAGTCTCCCTACAGTATTCCCTAGGGTAACATAGCAATCCCCACTGACAATTACAGTAGTAGGGATTTTGATGTAAGCTCCAATAATAGCTACATCCTTAGGGATAAAACAGGTTCTGTAATACACCCCTTCATAAACAAAGTGTTCAATGGGGATCTCAACTTCATTACAGACACAACTCTCCATAGCATGAATTGCGATGTCACAAAGCATGTTATTCTGCTCAGGAGTTAAGGGTTTCAACTTCATACGCTACTATTCCTTCTAATGTAAAGTCCTTCCCAACCACCAGAAATAAGGTTAATAGGCTGGACATTGTCGGAGCAGACAGTAATGACCACTTCATCATTATTGTCTTGAATAGGGAACTTAAACTTACCCGTGTAAACCTTGTTTGCCCCCAAGATAGTCGGAGATTCACCAAGGTTCCTGCCAGTAAATCTATACTTAAAATGCTTTTCCTTAAGGTCGTTATCAACCTTGCATTCAAATACACCAGACTTACTATAGTTCAACCAGAAGTATCTAAGCTGTAGTCTACCTTCAATCTCAGAGATAACACCGCCAGTATCCGTATTCCTCTTAATGGACTGCTTAGAGAGAGTTACACAGAATTTGTAGGTAAGCCCAACAAACACCTCAACACCCCTCATGTCCCCTTGGAGTCTAAAGACACCCTTGGAATCCCAATCATCAACCTCAGTAACGTAACCGTCTTTAGTGACAATGAAATACTTATGATCCTTAGTAGACGGGATAGCACCGTAGATATCCTTAAGGGACACCTCAGTGTAATCCTCATAGTCGCTGTACTTGTTGGACTTAGGAATTGTGTATTTCTTCTTACGGTCCATAAAGAGCCTAGTGGGCTCATCAGAGAAGTCAACAGCATTACCTGTCAGCAATGCCTTCTCTAGGTACAGGCCATTCGGAGAGTTAATAAGAAGATAAATCTCTGAGTCAACAAACTCCGCTAGAAGAACCTCAGAATTCTTGTTTGCAAATTCCCACTTGAACCAAGCCTGCTGTTCACTAGTGGCGTTAACAAGAATAAATTTATAACAGTATACGATATTAGGGGTAGTAGAAGAGATAGCCGTAACTACGTTCTCCGTGGTGTTCCCAGAGAGTCTAGTGATGCCCTTAGGGATGTACGTAGGCACATGTGCGGCTACGTCTTCAGCATCCTTAAGGTCAGCTACGTCCTGCAAGGAGTAGTAACGCATCATAGAGCAGTAGTTAACTCGATCGTTCACAAAGAAGATCGAAGGGCCAATAGAGATAGGTTGAACATTCGTGTCATAGTCAAAGTTAGTGATTTGGTCACACTTGACACTCTTAGGAGTCATGACACCATCACTAGACAAAACAAACTGGCCTTCACGGGAGAACAACATAAGCTCTCTAGCAAAGGGCACAGCATGGGTCAGAATGGCAACCTTATTAGAGGAAACCGAGACATCAATAGGGTCAGTGTCTGCAATAGCCGCAGAGGACTTAAACCAGAAATTAAAGAAGTCGTTGGTTGCACTAAGGATAATGGATTCATCAGAGATGACACCTAGGCGATTACGGTAGAAAAAGATGTCATTGATCTTCCTACCAATGAACGAAGGATCAGGGTTAGTGTCTTCATTACCCGCACCTCTATCAACCCATGGGAGCTTCTTAAGAAGAAAGCTACCATCCTCCTGCCTAACAATGGCATGAGGCATGTTCTTAGGGTTGATCTTAGTGGGAATCCTAGGTGCAACAGTTTCCTTCCACACCTTATGTTTGTCGTCCCACTTTACATAGAAGTCGTCATCTTCGGAATTCTTTTCTCCAGACACCTGCATGATGTAATCCTCAGGTGCAATCGGAGGGAGCTTATTAACAGCCGTAACCTTACCCATGTAAGCAATAGCGTTCTGGTTACCAAAGCCGTCCTTAACAAGGACATTAGGAGGATCCCATCCAGACTTAGATTGGATCGTAATAACAGAGTCGCCAACTAGACCTACGTTATAGGAACTCATGCTTGCACTAGATCTAGAGTAACCCATCGACGCTCTACCACCCACCTGATTCAACAGGGCATCATAGGTACCACCAACGTCAGGGTTATTGCCATCAGGTTTCTTACCAGTATTAAGAAGGGCATACAATGCTCTTGCAATAAAAGCAGTAGTAGTCTGAACAGCCTGCTTAGCTTCACCGCCATCAGGTGTAATAACACCACACATATACTCACCATCGACATAAATGGCGTAAGTCTTAGCATACTGGGCATTCTTGATGTACACCAGAGCAGTATCCTTTTTACCCGCAGGTGACGTGCCCTCTACAGCACCGACCTCCTTCTCAGTATTCAAGACAAAGGTGTAGTCAGCAACAGTAACTGCCTTTAGTTTGCCCTTAGGGTCACTAGTGGTAATGTACTGTTTGGACTCATCATCTTCAAACCTACAAGTCTTAGACACACCATTAAGGTCAAAAACCTGATACTCCCCAGACCCCATCTGGAGAATGTACTTTTCCTGTTCGTCTCTATTGATTACATGATACTTCTTCTTTGTAGCATCAACACGGTCAGACAAACGTTTGATTGCAAGAGTCGGAGGTCTCTTCTGGAGACCCTCAACTTCATTAGGGAACCCATTGACAAGCTCAGTTACCTGATCGGGAAATCTGATGATGTCAGGTTGTTGAGAGACACCGCCTTTAAATGAGTGAATGCTTTGAGATACTAGAGGCATGCTTAGCTCCTCTGAGTCTGCTGACTAATGAACTGGTCATCATTGAGGATGTTATAGTTACCATCCGTCAGTTCATAGTCTACAATGTCTGCATAAGCCGCACTCTCCTCTAGCTGTAGGTGCGCATCAATATCAGCAGAGGTAAGGTACCTCATCTGAAAGACTCTACTGGCTCTAACAGTAATATACTTTCTGAAGACCTGAGGAAGCTCCTCAAAAGGGAGTTCCCTGACAAGTTCATCCAGAGTGATGCCTTCAGGGAACTCTAGAGCCCCTGAATCAAGATCATAAAAATAGCCTCCTCTGCTTACGAACTTATAGCTAGTAGAGACAACCCTTAGGAAGTCTCTACCATAAGCAACTTTGTTAGTAAAAGAGTCAGGCTCCAAGGTAACACTGGTGAGAGTGTTAAAGCTGTAACCCCTAGACTGGATCTCTTGACTGACAGCCTTAAGGATTCTTACAGCATTCAGCACATCCACATTAGCATCATCCTCAAGAGAATTAACAGGACTAGAGCCTACGGATGACAAAATTTCATTTACTGCATCAAGTTCAGTGCTAGGAGTGACAATCATTATTCTTCCTTGTTGTTATTCTTTTCGACGGTTCTTCGAGGCTTAACAGGCTTTGCAGTTGCACTAAGGAGACCCAGTTCCTGAGCCTCCTCGGGGGTAAGCTGATACCCCCACTTGTGCACCTGACAGAAGTAAGTAGTCTCGTAAGCCTTCTTTACTTCTTCAATGGTCATCTATTAAACCTGAGCAATCTTAACGATAACACCAACAGCTTCAGGACGAAGACCACCATGACCCATAGCGTACTTGGCAATGATCTGGTCAGCCTGATATTCAGCACGACGAGCACGTTCCATAGCGAGATCCTTCAGCTTGACCGTGCCAACAGCAGAGCGATGGAACACGATACCCTGAAGCTTAGCGGCAGTGTACTTCGCATTAAGCTTATGCTTGCCATCAACACCATTGTTGAGGAGGTGCGGAACTTCGATCACTTCAAAGCCGCAAATCGTCTGGAGCTTGCCCGTGTTCGGGTCAAAGAGGGCATGGTAGTTAGCGGCATCGGGCATGAGAGCCTTCATCACAGCAGAGTAGCCTTCAGGCGTCAGAAGGCAATAGCGGTCACCCTGCGGGACATAGTTCTTCGTCATCTGGGCACGGGCGGCAAGAAGAGCCTCAAGAATCTTATTGCCATACTCAGCTTCCTGCGAAACCTCAAGACCCGTAGCAAACTCAAAGGCCTTGCCAGTACCCGGAACAAGGTCGTCATCCTCACCATTATCGGGGATATTGCCATCCTTGAACGTAGCGTCCTTAGCGGCCTCATTGGCAAGTTCATTGATAATAGCACAGTCAGCACTCATAGCGAGAGCTTCACCGAGCTGTCGGGAATACTCGACTCGAACGTCGTAATGATTCATCGCATCGTCGATATCCGTGATAAGGCAGTCAGCCGTAAGGAGACCGTCGATAGCGATGACACGTTCATTGTGTTCCATCTTCTTACGCTGGTCGTCAAGGGAGTCACCCGGAGCAAGATACTTAGCACGGGTACGACCCATCACAGCGAACGAAGCACTCTTACCATGAGAGATCGTTCGAACCTGATGACGAGACATCATAACAGAGGTTCGTTCAAAAGCGGTCAGAACTTCACCAGTAAAGACCTTCATAAAGAGGGCCTCACGGTCACCCGCGGAAAGCTTCTGACCAGGATTGGAAATACCAGTAGCAGCAAGAGCAGCCATTTTTAATTATTTTCCTTTTGAAAAATTATAAGATTGTTGTTATAGATAAAATTAAACACTAGTGGCCCACATTCTCTGTTCGACCTGTCGGGTGTATTCAGGATCCCTGCCATAGCGCTTATCGCTCATAGCCTCGATCACTTCAGATTTGTTTGCAAACCCCTTAGGACGATTTACAGGAGTGGCCGTACCGCCGTGAATAGACTTATTAGCGGTACCCATCTTGGAAGCCATCTTAGACTTCATGCCTTCAAGCATGAGGGAGACAGCTTCCAGATTATTGTTGTCGATTGCTCTATTAAAGGAGTCAATCGTCTTCTGAGGGAGATTCTTGGATGCCCAATCGACAATACGATTGTACTCCTTAGTGCCCCCTACGGAATCATAAACAGCTTCAGTGAAGCGAGATTCAAGAGCCTTTCGACTCTCAATGAAACCCTCGATAACCTCAGAAGGATAGCCCGCCTTCTCAAGTTCAGCAACAGTTTCATCGGAGAGCTTACCATTCTCCTGATATTCTCGGACAGCCTTATTGAAGTCCACACCCTTTTCCTTAAGGGAGGTCTTCACGGCATTAATAGCCTTTTCGTGCTTCTCTACTTCTTCCTGAAGATTCTCTTGATCTTCATTTCGATCACGAACAGCCACATCATCAGAGTGGTCTTCAGTTCCATTAGCTTGTTCTTCATTATGTTCTTCCCCCGACTTTTCGTTCTGAAGAAGGGGGTCTCCAATATCAGGGTCAACCTCAATCTGAGTCGTAGAAGACTCCATGATTTCGATACCCTGTGCTTCAGCCTCCTCAGTGAGAGACTGAGGTTCATTAAAGTCAGTCATTAGTTATCCTTTAGTTATTCAGGTGCCTGCTGTGCTAGTATCCTAGCTGTGCTAGTGTTCTAGCTGTGCCTCATTGACAGCCATCTGTGCACCTGCGTCAATGCCCTGTTGCTGGGCATACTGTTCCATAGCGGCCTGTTGTTCTGCCTGAAGTTCTTCAGGAGTCTTCACTAGGCCCGTAGCATCAATATGAGCCGCCGCAAAAATCCTAGTAGCAAGATTACCAACGTTGAGAGCCTGTAGAAACTCAGGGAACTGTTGCATCAACTGCAAAGCCTGAGCTAGATTGTTAAGATCCTGTCCTCGACCAAGAGCATCAATACCCGTGATGATGGAGGGTTCAATCTCTGCAATACTCTCGTCAACCACAGGGAGCAAACCCTGAGATTGCATCTGATTGTAGACACAGGCAACAAGAGGAAGCTGTAGCTCCTGAGACAGGAGAGAATAGACACCACCTAGGGTATCCTCAAGTTCACCTGCAACGTACCTAATCTCTTCTGCGGTAACTCTGTCTCTACCTACAGCGCCACTCTGGACTGCAGAGTTCAAGAGGAACGCATAAGACAAACGAGACTCAATCTGTTGAGCAGTAGTGAGTACCGTCTGCATGTCCATGCTCTTATTGAGTTGCATGGGGACAACGTCCTCCATACGCCCCCTAACAAAGGCACCGTTCTCTGCCTTAGACAAAGCCCTGATGTTGGTCTGACAAGCAGGAGACACGAGGTAGAGAACCTTAGAGGCAATCATGGAGATATCCACAATGCTCTTAGAGAGGTTCTCAAGGGAGATAAGGTCGCCTAGATAATCCTCAACAAAGGATCTACCGTAGTGTTCCCCATCCTTCTTATTGAATCTAAGGGGGATCCAAGGACTCTTGTTTGCAGGATAAGTCTGCTCACTGCCTGCGACAGGTTCACCTTCAATCTCCTGATAGGATTCCCACTGATAGGTATCGCCACTAGCTACTCGGTAAATGTGAGTATAGATGTCGACCTTTTCGTTGATAGTCGGTTCGCCAGAATCAGGGAGAACAGACTGCATGGAATCAGGGAGACTACCACGGGAAACAGTGTCCTTAGCGACAATCTGAAGGACATTGCCGATAGTGTCTCTCTGGACAGCGTACTCACGAAGAGTATAGCACCTCATACCACCTTCAGCAGGAGGCAGGAACAGAAGTGCATTGCCTGCAATGATAAGTTGCTTAATAGCTTCAAACAGAGTCGGCCTAAGAGACTGAGACTCCATGTACTTAATCATCTGCTGTTCCATCATGGACAAACCGTATTCGATATTGTCCTTCAGCTGGTCATCAGCAGACTCATTAAGAGCTACAGTCGACTCCGCGTCCAACCCCAGTCTAAAGAAAGGTTGATTAGGAGGCAACAGAGAAAGAAGAAGCTTAGAGGCAAGATTGTTAAGACCCCTAGCACCCACAGAATTGTAAGGAGTGGAATAGTTAGTACCACCATCATCAGACTCCTTAGGAAAGAGCATAGGGATCGTGTAGGTTGCACACTTCTCTGCTCTCTGCGTGTACGGGTCTCTGTCTGTCGTGAGTTTGTCATAGGTCGTCTTAGCTCCTTCAAGAGGGATATTACCTGCGGTATGTTCACTAGTTGCCATTCCAACCGTCCCACCCATCGCTCAATGATTGATTACCAACCATCATAACCCTCCATGTTAGACAAGGTTACGGCCTGCACCTGCAGACACATCAGCATTCCCTGCCTTCTTGATTCTAAGTCCCTTCTTGCCCTTACGAAGCTGAACCTTCTCGGTTTCTTCCTTCTTCTCAGCTTCACCCTCAGGGTTCGTAAGCTCAAGCTCAGGAGCAGGCGTAGGTGCCTCAGGGGCACTCTGGCCACTGTTGCCTCTACCAGTCACCTTATGGACAACCTTCTTAAAGGCCTTCTTAACACCACTAAAAAGTCCCATTAAATTTCCTTGTAAAAAGTTTTGTATGAAGAGTAACCCAAGTGTTTCTCAAAGGTGTTCTCCAACATCTTGTTGTTGAGCGTGTTGGCGTTAGAGAAGGCTAGGAGTCTTACGTTAGTACATGCTCTATTTTCAAGAGCATAAGCCATTGCTCTAGACAAACCAAGACCCTTTTGGAAAGCTACAGTGCACTCTTCATTTAGAAAAGTTACCCCCTCAGGTGCATACCAAGGTCTCCCCCTAGACACTAGGGATGCACCCGAGAGAGCATTTTCTTTGTTATAGAAAACAAGGACGATGAAGTCTTCAAATTCACCACTAATGACACCCTTAAGAAACCTACGTACTACACGTACATCAGCGTATTTCTTAATGAAAGGGAGGGAGTCAGGGTCATCTTTGATAATCTTTGCACCCTTGTCAATTACCTGTTCTAGGATGTCTCCATCATTAGGTTGTAAGACACCAATCCTAGAAACATTACTTAGGGATGTTAGTCCCTCTGCCAGAACCCACATAATCAATCCTCAGGGCCTTCTTGCCCTTGTTCTTCTTGTGTTCTGCAGTTTCTTCAGCACCCATTTCAGGAGCCTCAGGTTCGAGCACAGGTTGCTCAATGGCAGGAGCCTGAACCTTAACCTCAGGAGCCTTAGGTTTACTAAAGAGTCCACCCATTAGTTATCTCCATTCTGTTTATCATGTTTATGTCTAAGGTAGGTAACAACCTGTTGAATACCTAGAAGAGTCTCATTACTCTTTTCATACCAAATCATCTTTCGAATGTCAAAGACATCCTCAAGTTTCTCAATGAGATCCTTAGGAACATAAGGAAACTCTTCTTCCTCAACAACGTTGTTTTCTTCTACTTCTTTGTTCATGTCTTCCTCCTACCTAGGACTATTGATTTAATTAAAAATAGCCCTAGGGGTATTAGTATTGATTAAAAAGGATTGTACTTCTTTGGTAGACCCTTAGATTCACCTAAAGGATAATCTTCATAGTGCAAGATTCTAGCCATTGTTGCCTCTCTAATGGCATCCTCTTCAGTAAGACCCTGAGACTTGAATGCTTTCAAAACCTCAGGCCACCATTCAGAATCAGGATGCCCATTAAGGAGCTTATTGGCTTTAACTGGGCCATAAGTTGGGCACCCCTTATAGCCATCTGTAACGTCCCCTACTAGGGTCTGATAGCACAGCCATTTCTTGGAGTCCTTCTCAGTGATGTTGTATATGACATCATTACCGAAATCATAGAAGTAACCGGGGATTGTCTTGAAATCCTTGTCCATAGACACTGCGACACAAATATCTTTATAGACAGGACTAGTGCAGTAGATACCCACAACATCATCAGCTTCAAGGTACTTGACTGTATGAGAGATGTAGGTTTCTTTAATCTTGTCTACAAGACCTTTGTAACAACAAGGTTTACGATTAGATCGCCTATTGGACTTATAGTCAGGATTGTAGGCTTTCCTAAAGTTATCCTCATCAGAGAAACAGAATACATAGGTAATCTCTTCACCACCAAAATGCTTATTCAGCTTCTCATCAATAGCAATGAGCATGTCGGTAAAGTAATCCCATGCGTCATCTACTTCAGCATGGCAAGTCCAAAGACCATCTCCCCAGTCGATGTCCTTCTGGACAGCAGAGGATGCCTTAAAGGCTAGAATGTCACCGTCTACAAAAGCATACCGCATTATTCACAAGCCTTAAGAATAGCATATGCCTTACAAGTGAGCTTCCAATAATTAGTGGCCTCACTATAGTAATTAAGGCAAGTAATGTGGCCCCTAGAGGCCGCCTCAGCAATCAGCTTAGCGTTCTCACGACAGAAGTCCGCCTGAAATTTCGGGTTGTTCTGGTCAATATGCTTAAGGAAATTAATATACTTATTCATTTTCTTTCTGAGGTCCCTCATAGTAAACACTCTCTTCTTCCCAATCAACTTCATAACCAAGACGTTCAAGAATCTCATAAAAGATTTCTTTGTCAGTCCAGTCTTCATAGAGTTTACAGGGATTTGGAATGTGCATAAAAAGCAGTTTACCATTCAATCGAACTTCGGCACCGCCTGCAGTCCCATAAACGGGATCCGTCTTATAGAGCCACTTAATGTCAACAGTGCTCTTTTTGTTGGTCTTACACAAAGCCATTACCTCCTTAGGTTCGTTCTTCTTAAGAACCCTTTCAATCTCTTCTACGGTCATAGGTCTACGAATCATAGTTACTCCTTAGTGACAATCGAACCAGTTGGAACCAATTTTACCCTCAGTGTCCAACTGGCAGTTAAACTTAAAGAACTCCTGAGTTTGCCTCATGGATTCCTGAGCAATCCTTACACAGTCCTCTGCGATTTCTTTGGTTCTGCAAGCTACCTGAACCTCATCGTGCACCCATGCCATCATGGCAAAATCACCGTCCCAACCGTGCTTGTATCCAGCTTTACGCATGTTCTCCTCAACAAGGCATACCCATTTCTTGCAGATAAGAGCACCTGCGGATTGCAACAGGGTATTCAGAGCCGAGTGAGGGCTTCGCACATAAACAACGCGACGATCAAGCCCAAGAATACTGTGAGTAATACTAAGATTACTGTTATCAGGGTGAGCACGTTTCCTCCAAGTTACCTTATTGACACCTCCGACCCACTCAGAAGACGTAATTAGAGTCCTTTCAATATCCGAACATAGTTTCTTATAGGCAGGTACTGCATTAAAGAATCTCTCCTTAAGAGCCTTACCATCCTTTGCAGTACCGTGAATCACTTCACCGAGCTTACCGTCACCACCACCGTACATCATGCAATAGATCATAGTCTTCGCTTGATCTCTTGTGGGCAACCCTGCCATCTTCTGGTTATGAGTATGAATGTCACCATTCAGGATCTCATTCACGTATTCCCCATTGTCATAAGGATAGAGAAAATGAGCAAAGCACCTAAGCTCAAGACCTGAAGCGTCGATGCCCGCCTCATACCATCCAGTAGGGACTCTAAAAAGAGATCTACATTCCTCCCCATAGGGAGAGCGTCCTGCAGGTACCTGTGCAACATTAGGATAAGCATGAGTTGCACGACCAGTGACAGCCCCATTAGGATTAACAGAACCGTGAATGCGAGTGTAACCATCTTCATCCTCCTTCATCAACTTTAGCCACGCATTGTCACCCTCAGCAAGCTGTGCAATACGCTTGTTAATCAGAAGGTACTCCAAGATGTCCTCAGTGAGATCAATACCCTTAGCAGTCTTCAGAGTCTCTTCGTCAACCTTAGGGGCACCTGTAGGGGTCATTTCAGTAGGCTCCCAGCCTCGATCCATGAGAACCTTAGCAATGTGTTGGCGACTATTGGGGTTAAAGGTCACCTCCTCATACTGAGGATAAGGGACACCTGCCTTAATGCCACGCTTAGCGTTATCTCGCTTATAGATCTTGTCTCCCTTATAGACAGTCCAAGATCCACCTTTTGAAACAAGGTTCTCATAAAGAACCTGTCGTTTACCTGACAATTCAGAATAGAGCTTTACTGCCGCATCTTTATCAAAGACAAACCCATTACGCTCCTGCTTAGCCATCACCCAAGCAATGTCATGCTCAAGCTGAATAGCCTTCAAAGGGTAACCCTTAGCCATCAGCTTCATGAACAACTTATGGGTAACCACAACGTCCTGCTTGTTATACTCATACATCTCAGGAGTGAACTTGTCCCATGCGTCCTCATGTTCACCATAGGTGCCCTTCAGTTCACCCATACGGTAACCATAAGCCTTCAAGCTGTGGGAACCATAGAGAGCCTTAGGGAGCTTTCCAGAACGCATAAGACCAACGTCAGTGTCCTTGATGTTCGAGTAGATCAAACGAGCAAGTACAAGAGTGTCAAGCACACAGTCGCGGGGATCGAAAGAAAAGCCGTCATCCATCAACTTTTTAAGGCACGGGATATCGAATCGGATGCCGTTATGAAAGACGATATTGTAATCATGACGTCCATACCAGTCAATTGCGTTCCAGTATTCCTTTAGATCCGTATACCCAGTGTACAAATCAGTATAAGAGTCGTAAATCCACCCACACCAGAACTTTGTGGTGGTATCCAACAGACCGTTGGTTTCAATGTCTGTAATAACGAATTTGTCTTTAATTGTCAGCATTTTCTATTCCTTAAATAGCCTTGCTACTATATCTTACAGAAACACTAGAAGTAAGATACCTGTAATGGTAATCAACCACATTGCAATCACGTAGATCTTGAATACCAGAAAGCTGAGGTCTCTGTACTCAGCAGAATGCTCATGCTCAGCGGCTAGAAGCACAGGGGCAATAGGAAGCAACAGGAGTGTCCAAAAGCATGAGAGGACACGATCCTTAAGAGACATGTCCTTGTCGCGATACCAGAAAGTAAGTGGGGAAATAAACTCTTTAAAACTCATCATCAAAACTCCGATTCAAAAGGACAATCTTCAGACCCCTGTGGGCAATCCTTGAGCCTCCCTGTTTCAGGATCATACTCAAGGTAACCACTGACACCAGTGTCCCCGCAAAAGCGATTCTTGAGGACTCTAAGAGTCAACACATTGGGATTATCACCCTGTTGGTTTCTCTCAAGACCAATCACCATGTCAGAGAGCTGTGCAATAGCCCCAGACCCTCTAAGTTGACTCAAAGACACCTGTGCCCCCTCTTCGTGACCCTTCTTCTCAGGACGCTTAAGATGAGACACTACGAACATGGTAGCTCCAGTCTCTTCCACGAGTGAACGAAGGTTTGTCATGAGCTTGTCAATAGCCTTACGTTCCCCACCATCCTCATCGGTGTCCATGCCAGAGACCACAATGGAGATATGGTCAAGGAAGATACGCTTGCATCCAAGAGACACAATCATATACCTAAGCTTACTAAGCAGATTACCTGAATCAAGTGAGCCAAAATGGTCGTATAGGAAAAATTTTCCATTCCCAATTGTTTCATTAAAAGCTCTGCCTCGTTCATCTTCATCTGCACCCTCAGGGTCGAGTATGAGTCGCTTATTGAGATGAATTGACATGAGTTCCAACCCAGTTTTTCGAGTAGATTCTTCAAGAGCAACAATTCCGCAAAGTTCTCCCCGCTGAACACCAAAGTAGTATTCGAGTTCTCTGAGGATTGTGGATTTACCCATTCCACTACCACTTGTGAAGACATACAATTCGCCATGTCTAGCTCCTTTAGTTTTGTTCTGAAGAGCAACCCAAGGGTACTCCACAGAATCCTTAAGGTCATCAATGTCAGTTACGCACTTCTCATAGAGATCAGTACCTGAAACAATTCCATCGGGTCTATACGGCTTAGCATTCCATACAGCCTGAAGAACTTCAGACCCCTTGCCTTCACTAAGGCACTCATTAGGATCCTTACAAGGAAGATTAGCAATATATGCCTTACCTGCAGGCAAGATCTTTGCACACTCTTCGCTAGCTTTTCTACCCGGATCATCCATGTCAAACATTAGGATGACTTCTTCGAAATTTTCTAAATACTCAAGGTTTGACTCAATAGCCTTCTTTGCCGCTTGTGCCCCATTAGGGATACTCACGACAGGCCACTTGTTACCCTGAAGTTGGCTCACAGTAAGACAATCAATCTCACCTTCAGTAATGACGATCTTCTTACCACTAGCCCACAATTGGGAACCATAAAGCCTATTAGAGATACTCCCAAGGACAGCAAAGGACTTATCAGGGAACCTGAGCTTCTGCCCCACAAGGTTCCCCGAATCGTCATAGTAACACGCTACTTGGCAAGGCTTCCCTTTGTAAACAGTAGAAAAATACTTGAATTTAGAACAAGTATCTTTACCAATACAACGCTTAGTAAGGGAAACCTCTTCAAGATCTTCAAAAGGAATACACTCCTTAGACACTCTAACCTCCTCACTCTTTACAGACCCATCAGGTCTAAAATAAGTATTACAAGAATAACAATACCTATGGCCATCACTAAAGACCCCACAGGCGTCAGAAGAGCCGCATTTAGGACAAGGTTCATGATAAAGGAATGTACTCTCTTGATTCATCTTTTAATAGCCAAATTTACAACGAAGGCTCTCCCAACCGTACAGGTTTTTATGGTACCGCATGTCTCCTGCCCAAATACAGGGGTGCTCCATGGGTGACATATGGCCTGCATCAAGGAGCCTTCGTGCCAGCTTCTTGTCCTTGTGCTCGTCAGGGCAAGATCCGTCATGGTTGTTGTAAGACACTCTTGCACAGCGTGCAGAGGAAATAAGCATGAGATCATTAATGAGGACTTCAGAAGAACTAAACGAGTTCATGCAGTGCTCATCAACTTCCTCTTGGGTGATAAAGGGAAGACTAACATACTTCCCGCAAATATGGTAGACACTAATGATAGTATTGCCCACCTTGTCCATCTCACCCTTAATGGCCCTTGCAAGATCCTGCATCTCAGGTTGTGCATCACTGGCAAGCCTAAGATGCAGGAAGTTATCCCATTCAGTAGCAGTCACAATCACGTTAATGTACTGGAAGGGTTCAAGGATTCGGTTGATGTGTTGCTTATGGATACCGAGCTTTTCCATGTGCTTGGCCGTCTCAACAGCGTTACGAGCCGCGTCAAGCCAAAGATTATAGAAGTCCGTAGCTACATCAATAGGGGCCTCTACATCCCCTACCATACCCGCTTTATTCATGTAGACCTTAGTCGGAACTACAGGCTTGCTATCAACCTGTTCAATAACCTTAGCTACAGGGATTGCACGGGAGCTACTGGCATTGCGACTGAAGACCCTGTGAGTCATGAGTTCACTATGGATCATCCGAGGATACCTAAGGACGAACGTATAAAGATTATCCTTATGGCAGATGCAAAGGGCTTCACTTTCCCCAACTTTAGTTGTCATTATCTTCCTCATCATAGTCGTCGTCTTCATCCTCATCGTCTTCTTCATCAAGGGATTCAAGATATTCCTGATACTCGTCTTCCCAACGAGCTTCCCAATCAGATTCCATTCGATCAAGTTCCTTCTGAGTCTGCATAATTGCCTCTCTTTAAAAATAAAATGTGGTGCCCTAGGAGGGAATCGAACCCTCACGAGCCTTGCTTCTCCACTGATTCTAATTCAGTTGTGTATACCATTTCACCACTAGGGCCTGTGGGGTAACCGTTGCCCCTTCGGATCTATTTCGGTAGACATCCTATTCGGGAGCTACCCGACCTGCTAAGAGCCGTAGGACTTCCTCACTTCTCTTATAGTGAGAGGAGTACAATCAAACAGCGTATTTGGCCTCTCCTACAGGATTCGAACCTGTGACCGTATGCTTAGAAGGCATATGCTCTATCCAACTGAGCTAAGGAGAGTTTTGTTCTTTATGAATATTGATTATTGCTTCAAGTCGTCTATTGGTGTCTCTGAGTATCTTAACACCTTCCCCGTGTAGTTCTGCACCTTCTGACAGTAGGTTTCTACACTGGATGATTGACTCTGCATAAGCTCTATCGGTATGTTGCATGATGGCTTTGTTTCCTGCATTGATGTTGTACTGCAGGCGGTTAACCCGCTTATCAATAGCAGATTGCACAGCATCAGCGGTAGCCATGTCTTTAAGAAGTAAGTTAATCGTTGCATCCTTTCTTTCCTGTAGAGTCTTTAGTTCAGTTAAGTGAGTCCTTTGTTCCTCTAGGAGAATCTCTTGATTTCTTTTCTCCTCAAGAGATTCGCCTAGAGCCAGTCCAAGAATGAACGCAAGGATAACCATAAGAGATTTCACGTACTGCATACTCTCTCCCTAGGAGTATTGATTTTATTCAATGCGGACAACATCCCCTTCTTCAGGGTCTCCATTAAAGTCCTTAAAGACACCCTTGGAAAAGACTACCTTACTCCAGAACGCCTCAGTATCTTCATACAGAGCAAACTTAGCGCCCTTATACCATCCCTTAACATCAAAACAAGGACAGTCTTTGTGGACGCCTGCAAAATCTCTGTGGCCAAGTACAGTGACCTCATCCTTATAGTACCCTCTGAGATAGTCCAGCAGACACTTAAGAGACTCCTTCTGCTCCTCTGTAAAGTTATCTACGGACTTGCCTTTCGCATTCACACCACCAATGAGGCAGATACCGACGGAGCAGTTGTTGTAACCCTTTACGTGGGAACCAATGGCCTCTAGGGGCCTACCGCGTTGGATGGTACCGTCAGTAAGAATTACAAAGTGGTAACCAATACCCAACCACCCCTGCTGTCGGTGCATCTGGTCAATGGTTTTCCACGTAAAAGACGGAACATTCTGAGTGGCAGAGCAGTGAACGACAAGATATTTAGTAGTCTCTCTATTCTTATAAGAGACAAAAGATTTATGCTCCTCAATCGTCGGAGCCTTGAAAGAAACCATATTTTAATTAACCTTTATTAATAAGAATCCCTTCAGGGATTACCTTGGGATCCTCTTTAATCCATTCAAGGGGGATTGTTTTGTCTGAATACTTGATCCCATTCTTTTCACAAAAGGAAGCATAAGTTGTTTTACTTCCTTTGTAAATAGGAGTTTTGGATCTACTAAAGACAAAGCGAATGTCCAACTCGGGGTGTTGAGCCTTAATTAAAATATGTTTCTTCCTATCTTCAGAATCCCATACACCTTTAGTTTCTATGAGAATTCCATTAGGCAAGACGAAGTCAGGAGTATATTTGTGCTTACTTTCGGGCACAATATACTCCAGATACTTCTCCTCATAATGAGGCTCAATGCCGAAGGCCCTGAGGGAGTCTGAGACTTTCTCCTCAAGGCCACTTCGGTAAGTTCCCCTGTTGTGCATCCTCTTTTTACTATAGGCCGCACTACGGGTAGTCATTTATTCCTTTAAATGCTTCGCATTTATTACTCTTCATGCTCCTTAAGCAGGTTGCTACGAGAAGGGAGCATAACCTTACATGCTTCAGAAAACTCATTGCTATGGATGTCATATACACAACTATGACCATTGACACGAATGAAGTAGTCATCATCCTGATGACTCAGAATCTGACCAACCAGTAGGTCGGGACGAAAGAAGCACTCTGAGGCTTCAAAATCACCCTTAAACATGACAAGGACACAGGCACCCTCAACACCACTAAGATCCTTGCTAAAGAATTCCTCAATCCTGTAAGGCTTATCGTACTCGACACCTTCTTTGTCTTCAAAGATAAGATCCTCAACATTGACATTGAATGTAAACGAGTAGGGCATCACTTCATAAATGAATTTAGCGTCATAGTAGGAGGTGTTGCTCTTGAAGTACCGCTTGTCACCAGAGACGGAGCAATAGAAGCCACTTGGTGCCTTACCGTCCTTTGCAATGTACCAGTTGTAATGCTCAATTGCGGACTCAAGAGCCTTTTCAAGGCCTTCGTCAGTAAGGAGGAGGCCAAGCCCCTCACGCAGTTTATGGCCGAAAGTAAACTTAGTCATTTAGAAATCTCCGGGAACGTCGTCGTCAACATCTTCAAAGCTCTTATAGGAAGCCTCGTGCTCCTCGCCGGTATAGCCTTCTTCTTCTTCAAAGCCATAAGAGGACGCAGAGGAATCACCGAACTCATTCAGAGAGATAACCTGAACTGCGAGAAGTCGCAGGGAAAGCCCACAGGTACGCGTAGAGGGCATGTAATACGGGTTGGCACTGAAGCACACCTTGATAACACTGTCTCGACCGATGTTGACATCAAGGGGCTTCCCCTTAGAGTCAAACTGGCGGATCTTGACGGTAATCTTGGAACCGTCCTTCTTCGTAATGACCGCCTTCTGCTTGAACTTCATCACAATGCGGCCTTCTTCATCCTTTTCATAGATGTCCTGAGTCACCACCTTGCGGCCCTTTGCAATGGCCTGCTTGACGTTGTCGTCATTCTCATAGAAGTCCTCAAGGATTGCTTCGAGCTTAGACACGAGGGCGTTAGTCTTCTCATCATCTTCCATGACAAGATTGACTTTGTAGTCACCCTCAGGATTGAACTTAGTATCCGGGGTCTTGAGAGCGGGATACTGTGCGAGACCCTTGGGGGTAGTGAAACGATTGTTGTTGATAGACATTTAATTACTTCCTTGTTTGTTGCTAGCGAGCTAGCTGTTTAACCTAGGGAGACTTGGTTACTCTCCCTAGGAGTATTGATTTTATTAGTTGGGGTTTGTTTAACCTAGGGAGGCTTTGTTACTCTCCCTAGGAGTATTGATTTTATTAGCGGGGGTTAGCTAAAGGCGTACATGGACTCCTTGACTCGCTCAAGATCAAGATTTCCCTTTGCGGGAATCTTAGGGAGCTTGTCGACCATCTTAGGAGACAAAAGGTTTTCAATGTGGTCATGAAGATCCTGCAGAACATCATTGTTGCTGTAGGTGTCTACAAACACTTCTCTAACGGTAGTAAACATGATGTCACCATGCCCCGCAGGAGCACCATAGGAGTCATGAATCATCGCAAAGGACTTAACCCCCTTGTCGACACAAGAGCACACCGTAAGCATCAAGTGGGACGCATCCATGCTATGGACATAGTTGGGTGCAATGCCTTGCTTTTGCTTTCGGGTGTCAATCTCGGGAATGCTTTCGTACACCACGGGGTTGATAGATGCACCTTCCTCGATCTGACTGTCCTCCTTGAATGGCTCATTGACTCGAATAGTCCCAGTAGTGAAAGTCCTGAGTTGCTTGAGCACAACCTTGTTGTACTTCTGTTTTACAGGGAATCCAGCAGGGGTAATCCAATAGGTAGGCAGGGATTGGCCGTTAATGTCCTTGTCCTGAGCGAGCAGGCCGCTTGCAATCTGAAGCCAACCCATTGCCTCCACAGCTTTCACAACGACACCCTGCAGGGCTTCCCAAATCAGTCCAGCCATGTACCTAGCGGACTGGCTAGGACGACTGAATGCCGTGGGATTCTTTGCGAGAGCAGGGTAAATAGTATCTTCCAAAACCTGTTCAGCAAAACCAAATTTACTAGAGCCATAGCAAAGGGTCATGGTGCTTCGCTTAGTCACCTTACGGGTAACGCCGTGCTTGAGCCATTCCGTGGCCATACTACGGGTTCCCTTCTTAAGGTAATCGTCACCGTCCTCAGTTTTAGCCATAGTGTCATCGGTGCCGTTGTCATAGTCCTTTTTGAGGAGTTCAGTGACCTTGGTAGCAACGATGCCATAGATGTCGTGAACCTTATCATCAGGCAGAAGGTTGACGGCTTCCCCACCGACTTCGTCCCGAAGCATCGCCGAGAAATGCTGTAAGCCAGAGCAGGAGCCATCAAAGGCAATCGGGAGGTGAGACACATACGAGTCGCCCTTATCCAGATAATCCGCCCACTCAAAACAGAACGCAAGGAATTCCCAAGGGGAATCCGTCTCAGTCCATCGGAGATCCTGCAAGGGATCCTTGGCAATCGACAGGATCATTTCGGTGTTGCTATAGACCCATGCAATACGCTCTTCAAAGGGTTTCTTGTCAAGGCCGTAGCAGTTTGCACCCTGAAAGGCCAGCCACGTGTGCCCATTCTCTCCCAGAGGCACCCCTTCGGCAAACTCAATGAGAGCTTTAGTAAAGTCATTGCCCTGCGGACTCAACTGAGTCAATGGGTAGACACGGCCACGGAAATCCAGATTATGGGGGAAATAGATTTCCATGTCATCCTTGTAGGTGTTAGCCAGTGCGAGGACACCATTGACAAGGTAACGCTTGCTCTTACGCTTATTGTCGTCCTGATAGTAGTGCACCATAGCACTACGCCAATCACGTTGTACCTCCTCGTTAGTGTCTGCCTCTGCAGGCCTCATAGGCGGTTCTGCAGGGGTCGCAGAGGGCATCTCAAGGCCATCAGGTACGTGTGCCCAAGAGCACACCTCATTGGCCACGTCGAGCACCCTACGGTTGATTCGCCAAGCCGTAGACTGGATGGAATTTACAGCCTTGTACACGTTAGGCATATCAACCTCATCGTAGAGCTGTGCACACTCCTTAGAGGGCATTCTGACGAGCTGGATAGGCTTTTTAAGGTTGATAAGGTAACCACCATCAAAAGGGGTAGTCCACGGCTTAGGCGGGATTACCATGGGCCTATTTTGGAACATGAGACTAGCAGTCTCCTTGTCCTCGTGCTCCAAATACGTCAACACGTCAGGGTCAAGACAAAAAGTGTAATGCACGTTTTTGTTGTCACCCATGGTTTTCTCAAGGGCGCCTAAGCCAGTAGACACGATGAAAATGTCTACCAACTTAAGACCTACTTGCACTCTGTTAGCGTTACCCCACTTGTTCCATCTCTTGAGCCGCTTCTCATCTGCGAGGATCTTTTCTTTGTTTTCGACATAGCGCTTTTTGAACTGCATAGAAATACGCTTATCAAGCCCTGCATTGAAGCGACTGAGCTCTTTCTTATCCATGGTTGCAACTACCATCTTGAATCGCAGTTCGTCCTCGATAGCCTCACCAATTGCAGAGGATACTTTGGTCAAAGACACGATTCCAAGGGAATTTTCAATGATGGTCCTAATTGCAATGAATGCAATTTCTTCGGTAGACAAAGACCTGATGAGGGATGCCATTACATGACGCTTACCGGGCTTACCCGTATCCACTTCCTTAAACCACTTGTCAAGGGCCTTAGTCATGACAGGGATGGCTTCGCTGATCAAGACACGACTTGCACCCATATTGCCAAGGGTACCGCTTTCAATGGCCTTGCTACGCTTAGACATGAAAGCATTGAATGCGTTTTCTTTGCTTTCAAGTTCTAATTCGATTTCCCTGTCTACACGGGCTTTGCCGTATTTAAGACAAAGTTCATCGTATTCATTTTCACCATCAATTCTAAAACTATTCAATTTATCATAAGACATAGGGGTCACCTCTAGTTATATCTATAGATCTTTTATACTCTGTTATATTCTTTTATATAGGGTTATATAGGTGATAATGTAGGATATTACCCATAGTTAAACTATAGACTCCTGTTGTTCCCTTAGGTTTCCTTAGGAGTCTATAGTATCTTTTACACTCTCTCTAGGAGTATGGATTTTATTAAATCCTCGTGTCTCCTCTAACCATTGATTTTACCTTTCTCGATGTACTCACCGTTGACCTCGATGGTACCGAATTCCTCGAAAGTAAACAGCCAGTCAGAGTATGTCAGGTATTTGTTTCTGTCTTTCTCTGCGGATTCCCCCTCTTTGCGTCCTGCTCGGAACGCATATTTAATCATATTGCCCTTTAGGAATCCAATGAATTCCTCATGAGATAATACATTGAGCATCAATTCAATAGGCTGAACAGCTCCCATATAATGGGTACTGGTTTCAGGCTTTCCACTGTTAATTTCTTCCATTTTGTCTCCTTTAGTAATAGATTCCCATAAGTTTGCAAATAAAGACAAACAAGGGAAAGATTCCAAGAATGATTGCAATTCCAATGAATACAATCAGGTATTCTTTAAGATTAAGCATTCTTTTCAATCTCCTTAATGTGATTATTCCACATGGACAGAATTGCATTCATAACACTGCCGTGCATGGAGGCCTGTCCAATGAGATCCATAGAGCCCCCTTTCTTGAATTTGTAGAGCTTTCCTTCTACATCCTCACCCCCTGAATATTTACCGGTGAAAGTGTAGATAGACTCACAGTCCGTAAAGGTGACTGCATACGTCCCATCCTTCCAACGATAAAAGAGAATAGAGGCTATGTCAGAGCGTTCGATGACGGTGGTGGTGCGAGTATACATGTTATCTCCTATGGACGCCCCTAGGGCTTTCTATGGCTTTCCTAGGGGCATTGTTTACGGTGAGTTTATTGTGCCCTCTTGATCTGGATTACCCTACGGGCCTTTCCTTTGTTATTACCGTGGACTTCAAAGATTACCACGGCCTCCCTGTCTCGTGAGCAAAGACGGCACTCCTTGCAGGTGATTCCCTTTGTCTGTGAAGGGCACTGAACTGCGGGGATGCCTTTAGCCTTGAGGGCCGCAATGTCCGCCTCAGGATAGATGCTCGTGAGGACTACATTGAGACCGTATTCCTTTTCGGTGATGGCTTCGTCGACAGTCTCACATGAAATGTTGACAAGCATGTAGTCCTGCATCAGTCTCATGGAACCCCTATCATAGAAGTCGTAGTCACAATGGGTATACGTGAAGGCCTTGATGTGCTTAGAGGAGCCTGCGACCTTAAGGCGGTAATTGGCGGTCATAATGGCAGACACCATGCTCAGGTACGTTGCAAGGTCAAACTTATCCGTACCAACTACAGCCATATCACCCGCAATGTTGTGCCTGAAAAGCACTTCGTTTCTGTCTCCTTTGTCCAACCACAGGGCACCCGTGAGGGCATCAGCCAAGTCATCCTGACAGCCAATGAATCGCTTGTCGGACTCATCGTCTGCCCTCTCCCACACCTTAGCGGTATGGGTATTCTTCGCATAGCACCCGCTTTCCTTAAATGGGCAGGAGACAGGACAGGAGGACGGAGACGAATAGGACTGGATGATATTTCCTGTCTTGGTGTTCTGGGACTCTGGAAGAAGAATCATATTGATCATGGTAGGACTCCTTTGATCCTTTGGTTTGAACATGGGGTTATTATAGGGCACTTTGAACTTTTATGCAAGTGCTCTTACCAGAGCAAGTGCCCCATGTGCTCATCACGCAAGCCATATCTTCACGCATTCCGTGAAGGTTCCGGTAATCTCGTCTTTGCAGAAGACAGGGTTAATCGTTCCATCTTCCTCCTCGTCTACGATGATGGATCGACCACAGACTACATCCTCATCAAACTGGGCGACCATAGTGGCCTCTCCGCAACTCTCAGGGGCATCCATGGGAATGATACCCGTGTAGTCACCATTGATGAGAGCAGGCAGTGCCCATTCGGCCACCATGTAAGATGGGAGGGTATCCAGTACCTTTTTAACCTGTGCATTCATATCCAATACTCCTTGTTGTGGGGCTAGATGGCCACCATGGGCACACCCTAGCTCCTTATGGTTTAGTAGGCGGCAAGCTCTTTGATACAGCGGGTAAGCTCTCTCATGTCCACCATGTACACCCCGTAACTCGTGGTGATCGTGTCACCACCATTCCTGTGCCAGTATTTCTCAAAGTCAAAATATTCGTTGAATTTGGAATCCATGTCAAGACCGTTGAGGACAGCGAGGCAGAAACCCTTGTCCGCGTCATCTTTGACCTGAGAGAGGTCCCCGAGGAGCTTGAGGCACCACGGCGAGGTGGCAACGACTACGGACACATCCAGAGCCATGCCCTCATTGAAGGAGGCACTGAGGAAGTCCCAGCGGATGTCCTCAGGGCTTTCGATAGGCTTTAAGGCCTTCTCGATGACCTTCATGCAGGTTTCAGGATACAGCACCATATGGGCGCCGACCTCCTTAGCGAGGGTGTCGAGAGGCATCCCGTTGCGTTTCTTGGCGTGGGCGAGGAATTCATTGAAGTTCATTTTCTATTCTCCTGTGAGTGAGTTTCGGATTCCTTCGGGGTAGGGGCTTACGCCCCCATCCCTCAGCTAGCTTGCTAGCCTCAGGATTTCTTTACTAGAGATTGTACCACACAACTCCGAGGGTTACAAGGGTGATGAGGATATTAACCATCACCATGCCCCCCACCGTCTTGAGCGTGTTCAGAAGATCGGAGGTGCTAGTGTTACTAGCGGTGTCGTCCTCAGAGACGATGTCCTGTTCGGCCTCGACCTTAGCGGGTTCATTGCGGGCCGAAACACCATTCACAACCTCGTTGAACTCGGCGAGCATCTCAAGGAGCTCATTGATGATGCTAGAGGTCTTGAAGAATTCGACCCGGCCACCATTGGCACTGCGGGCCTGAATGGTTTCGACCTTACAGTTCAGGAATTCCACCGTGAACTTGCGGGCAACCTGATGATTGCGACGACGGTCCGTGTAGTTGTACTGAACACGGACTCGACCGTAGCCGAGAGACTCCCAGCGGAAATCACGGGCGAGATTGCCAGAGGGCAGGGTGATGATGTGAGAGGATCGAACAATCATGATGTACTCCTTTAAGTAGTGCTAGCTCCTGCTAGCTGTGGTGAAGAACTCTCGTTCCATGCCCTGAACTTTAAAGCATCCAAAGACACCTGTCAAGGCCCATCGTGAAAAATACCGCAAACATGGTATCCCATCCCCTAGTGTCTCCACTCTCTCTATATAGAGGGGCCCTGTGGAGTCCTGTGGAGAGCTGTGGAGTACCAAAGGGTACAAAGCACAGATAATGTCACCCAAAGGCAAACAATTGATCTAGATCAAACCCCATATTGATCCAAATCAATCCTGTAGATCCCTGTGGTGTCCTGTGGACAACCTGTGGACAACCTGTGGATAACTTGAAAAAACACTGATAAACTATCCAGTATACCAAAAGAACCCTGAGGATGTCAATAGGGACAAACACCACTTGACAGCCTTTTGAATCTGTGGTATAATCCAAGACCCCAAAGGACACAGCGGGCACCTGAGGGCACCCACAGGCACCCCCACGGGGGCACACACGTGCGTGAACTCGTTAAGTATGGGTTCACAAATTTTGTCAATTTTTATGATCCCCTTAGTTACCTGTGGATAACTTTTAAATAAAACCCCTCAGGAACCCGTAAGGGAACCCAAGGGGGAACTGGAAGTAATTACAACTTACAAGCTAGTCACAAGAGTACGTAGAAGGGCATCAACAGTAGATACATCCCCATTAATCAAAGACATTATAAAGAGGATGATGATAATGATGATTTTGATGGTGATGAATACTTTATTTTTGGTGTTATTGGTATTATTCATTGAGGTCATTCCCATAAGGGTCTATAGGCACCTAAGGATCCAAATAAGGGTCTATAGACTCCTATAAGGGCCTATGGACTCCCATAAGGGTCTATAGGTATCCTAAGGACTTTCTTAAGATTCCATCACCACTGATACCTTTTGCTTTTGATACTTTTAATTCTAACAAAGAAGGTTGACTAGAAAAGACCTATATGTATATCTATATATGTCTTTCCTAGCCCCCCTAGGAGTATGGATTATATTCTGAAATAGCCTATTTTCTCTATTACATTGACTTTATTATTTACTGAACATGTGTTCAATACTAATAAAGTATATTTCAGGAATCACTTCTTGAACGTGTAGCCTGTATCCTTATATCTGTCTACACCCTTAGAGGTGTCCTTAGGGCTGTGTTTATCTTCAGTAACCATAACACCCCCGATATTGGACGTATAGAATCCATACAGGGACTCCATAGACTCCTCTAGCCATTCTTCGGTTAGTTCTTTAATACCTTCATCAGCATCTACGCCCATGAAGTCCACAAGGTATTTAACTCCGATTGCTAGAGCATCGAGACGGTCATCATGAATAAGGGCACCCCTATCAACAGTGATACGAGTGAGCTGGTAGAAACAAGCATATTTGTAGTCAGATTCGGGTACAGTAGAGTAGTCATTCCTGATGCACTCAGGCGTGACACACATTTTATGGTTAGAGATTACAGGTTCAAGAGTGTCGATGATTCGGAGTTCTTTTTGTCCCGTAGACTTAACTTCAGTAACTCCACAGTTACTATAGGTTTTCTTAAGTACGGGTTCAAATAGCTTGATGTACATCCCGTCACCAAAATTACCTTCAATGACTACTTCATTGACTTTGTACTTCTTAGCTACCTTAGCGAGCTTATTGAGGACTACATCAGAATAACCTCCCAATAGACCCCCTACTTCCATGACGTAGATATACCCATTTAGGTAGTAGAGAACAGCATAGCCTGTTTCGTCTTTACCACGACCCGATGGGTCAATACATAGGATCTTATGGGCATAGGGAACTACCTCATTGGATGAGGCATGGTAGTAGAAGTAAGAGTCTCCCTTAAGGCCCATCGTAGGACACTCATCAACTGGAACCCTCTTAGAAGGCTCAGGAAGCCACGTGAGCTTCATTGGAGCCTCGTCTAAGGGGAACATACCAACCAACAGGTCACGAAGCCGTAGAGGGTATTTATCAGCGTCTGAGAGGGTCGTATCGAGCATGAACTGCAGAGCGAAGCCTGCCTTACGATAAGAAAGTTCACGCTTATGTAGATCCTCTTCAGAGAACCTAAGGGGGTCTGTAGGTTTACCTGCCCAATGCTTAGGATCCTTGTCGTACTTGTCAGCAATGATAGAGGCCAATCTATCGCCATAGGAGGCTCTATGAGAGTCATCATAGGGGTACCTAGCGGGATAGATTACAGCCGTGTATCCGCGCTCCTGTAGCTCGTTATAGAGGCTCATCTCGTTCTGAGGGGTTCCCAGATAGATGATCTTTTTACCTTCACCGGGTTTTAGGACAGCGTCGAACTCTTTGACGAGCTCAAACAACTGATCTCTAAGAACCTGAGTGAAGGAGTTAGAAGGAACTTCCACCTTTATGTTAAGGTAAGGTCGTTAGTCTTACCCCATCGTCTTTTATTTGAGTCTGCTGCGTTTTCAGTAGCAGTAACAAACTTACAATGATCCCTAGAGTAGAGTCCACAGTTGCCCTTCTTGATGTCCTTATCAAGGTGCATGCTAGAGTCCTTTTCCCATTCTTCATAGCCTTCTACCTCGTGAATAGTATTCAAGAAGGTAGTAAAGTTATGCCACCTAGGGTCTACCTTACAGCCTACATAGCTAGTTTTGTAGTTACCATAAGCTCTCTTAAGCATGTTAGCCCACAGGTCATAGATCTTGCGGATGATGCTATTAGAGCCTCTAGCAGGGATTCTAATAGGAGACCCAATGAACCCTACACCATAGACCGTAGGTTCCATAAAGTCTTCAAACTTACCTGCCTTAATGTTGCAGGTCTGAACATCAATGACTGTTCCAGTCTTGACAAACTGAATGACAGCCCTAGGATGCTTGACTTTACCATTAGGAAGTTTCTGCTTCTTAGTTCTAGACAGGATCTTAATAAGACCCTTAGGAGTTTCGTAAGTTTTGTTAATTTCGTACATAGTTATGTTCCTTATAATTGACGATGCTTCATATCTCTATGAAGACCAGACTATATCTTATACCAAAAGGTATCCCCATTTTTCGAGTCACTTGACCCTACATAATAGTCGTTACACCTGCTAAATAGCTCGGCTCGGTATTGTCTTTCCTAGTTAGGACTGAGTTCCACCGAATTTAAGGGGTTTAAAGACGACATGGTTAAAGTTTATCGTCTGCGACAATGATGTCTGCACGGGAACCCGTTAGCTGGCCCTTAATACCCACAGACTTAACCGAAGGTGAATGGTCGGGTTTGGCAGGGCCAACATCAAAAAGGTTCTGAGTATCTCTCTGTCCTTCTCTAGCCTTTAAGTGGTTCAAGAAGGGCAGTTCATTAATGATCTTCTTAATAAACGTAGCATTAGCGTCTGCTCGTTCTTTATTAGCAGACACCACCATGATCTTAGTCTGAGGATCTCTCCAGAGACTCCAGACAACGTATGCACACGTAATGAATGACTTGGCTACACCACGGAAACCCATAAGGATCATACGGTCACTAGGAGGGTTCTGGAGTAGCTTTGCGATGTCTACCTGCAGTGTGGTAGGAGAAGGCAAACCGATCGACTTCCAAACCAAGGAGGTAAATAGGGGGAAGTTCTCATAGTAGGGGAGTAGGGCTTTAGCCTCTTTCTCAGTTAACACTCATGTCTCCTCTGTAGGAATTCTCGAAGTTCTCCTTAGTAGCCTTCAGGAGCTTACTGAGTGCATTCTCTTCACCGTCTCCAGCCTTAGGGACACAGTCAATACCATTACGTTCAAGCTCCTTGATGATTGCATTATAGAGCTGTGGAGACCTCTTATCAGGGTTCCTGAGGTCATTAAGCATGTTCTGAAGCATCTCCTCATGGATGTTTCCTAGGAGGCTCTCAAGGCCTTTATAGTCCATTGTTCTTTTCCTTTCTTTTCTTTTCTAACCAAGGTTCTACCCAATGCTTTTTAATCATTGTGCAGATACCTACAAAAGTATAGATAATTGTGATGACGTACACCCAATCGCTAAGAGGTAACCCGAGAATCACAGCACTGGATACTGCCAATGAAGGGGCTACCTGTGCTATGTTCTCTGCTAGGTTACCAGATTCCTCATCAAGGGCACTCATTCCTCAAAGAACTGTTCAAAGTTAGCTTTCTTGAACCCAGTGCCCTTCAGGAGTTTCCCGTCTTCTCTGAATTGAGGACTGTAGTTGCCCTCACTGTCATAGAACTTACTGGAGTATTCCTTAAGCAGTTCATTCATACCTGCTTCAAGGTCGTAACCCCAAGCATTAGCGTACTGCACACACACCCAGATAAGATCACACAGCTCCTTCATTTCGTTAGGGGTACCACTACGCTCCTCAAGAAATTCCTTGAACTCTTCAGCAATACACTTGCTATACAGGATTGTGCAATCCTTGTACAGTTGGGGGTCCTTCCCTTGGTCATTTCTACAGTGCGTCTTCAGAAACAAGTTCGAAAGTTCCTTCTGGAGATTTCCGATAAGCTCTTTGGGTTTAGCTTCCATAGTATTCTTCATTTTATTCTTTATCCTCTTTCATTAACCTTTTCCTTCTATGCAGTCTTTAATAGATTTGTAGCAGAGTATGCAAACAAATACCACTAGACCCACTGCGCATATATTAACTCCCAGTAGGAGTAAGGTTATAGCGCTTTGAACTAACAATTCCATCACATGCTCTTCCTGTCTTTGATTTCTGCCATCTTAGCATCGTTCATGCGGGAGTTACCGTTGATGTTAGAGTAACCCAAATAACCACAGACACGGGAGATGACAGACAGGTTACTAGAACCACAATAGGGGCACGTATTACCAACGTTAAAGCTATGCTGATGACAATCCTCACAGTAAGCCGCATCAAAGTTCACACCCTGATAGAACCCATGAGCCATACCTCGAAGGATCGTGCTCATGAGAGCCAGCTTATTCTCAGGGTTGTCAATACGGACATACTGGATGTGGCCTCCCTCAATAAGATGGAAAAGCTCAAACTCAAGATCCTGCTTTTCAAAGGGAGTAATGTCAGCAGACACATGGATATGGAAGGAATTGGTGAAATATTCCTTACCCTCAAATTCATCCTTAAGGTTATTCTTTGCACAATACTCATGGTACTGAGTCATCTGAGTGCCACAAAGGGACTCTGCAGGGGTACCATAGAGTGCATAGAGATAGCCGTCTTCCTTCTTAAACTCCTGCACTGCATCGTAGATGAACTTAACGACATCCTTAGCCGCCTTCTGTCCCTCAGGAGTCTGAAGATCCTTACCGCCAGTAAAGAGAATAGCAAACTCATTCAAGGCAGAGATACCAAAAGATGCAGTCATGTACTTAGTAAGCTCACCAACTTCATCTTCAGGCTTAAGGAAGCCCTTATAGAAACCTCCCTGACAGAACGCCATAGGATTCGTACTGGCCTTAGCATGCTTGACCATCTCATAGCGACGCTTAAGGAATCCTCGAATCTGTTCAAGGTTCACCCTAAGTTCATTCCAGAAGTCGCCCTTAGATGCCTTATAGATCAACGGGAGGTTGAGAGACACGGCACCAATGTTGCATCTACCGACAGACACGTACTCGTTAGTCTCAGGATCCTTCCAAGGAGTGAGGTACGCCCTGCAGCCCATCGGATGAATCACGCATTGCTTATTAGACGCCCTGTAGGTTTCAGACACAGTGCCATTAGGAGCGTTAATAGCCAGAAAATCAGGGTACATGCACTTACTGGAACATTCAACAGCCTTCTCGAACACATAAGCATGCTCATCACTGCCATGTTGTTCCCAATCATAGAGATACACGAGCTTAGGGAACACAACCTGTTTACCCCCATGGCCTTTCATGCGGGTATCAAGGATAGTCTCACAAATCACCTCAAGAAACTCCTTGTCATACTCAGGAAGATCATTGCTCCACTCACCAAAGGTAAGCGTAGTGAACGCAAAGTCACCACGAGAACACGGAACAGTATTGAGCTTCAATTCAAGGGACTGGAAGCCCTGTGCAAGTTCACGCTTGAGTTCTTGCCTAGCCATCGCACATGCTTCATCGAACTCCATATTGCACTGGTCAAAGTATTTCTTAAACGCATGGTCATACGTTTTCTTAGCATACGGGAGGAGCGTCTTGTCAATCTGAGGGATAGTGAATCCACCGAACTGCTGTGCAGTAGCCACAAGGGTGATGTCACCGATCACCTGAAGGGCACTAAGGACACTCGTAGGCTCCGTATAGGTGACATTGGACATACTGAATCCGCCCTTCAGAACAGTAGCCATGTCAAAGAGACAGCAGTTGATGGATCCAAAGATCATATCTCGAAGGTCATGGATGTAATACTTACCGACCTTAGTAGCCTCTTTCTCTTCCTTAGTAAGGTAGAATTGCTTATACAACTGCTTAGTCAGATAGCCCTTGATAAGTGAGCCTTTGGTAGACACAAGGGAACTGTCAAAGTTGGCGTTTTCCTTGTCTCCCAAAAGGAGGACAGTGTCTGCCTCATTCTTAACAGCTTCGAAAGCCTTAGCGTAGGTGTTCTTGTAGTCTCTGAACTCCTTGTAAGATTCTCCGATCTTCGGGAGGTACTTGCAGAGAGCTTCAATGACAATAGCATGTAGCTTTTCAGTAGGCACCTCATCATAGGTGCTGTAGACAAGGCTCTCGATATAGCCTCTAATCTTACCAATGTCATACTCAGAGTATGTAGCGTTAGCCCTCTGGGCGGCCTTACGGATAGCTACTTCAATCTTATCCCAATCCCATCCTTCGTGGGTACCATCCTTCTTAATTACTTCCAGTTCCATTTAATCCTCTTACTTATTCTTCCAAGTGTCGACTACAATGGCAGGCTTACTAGCTTCATCAAGCTGTAGTCTAGCCTCAACTCCTTCATAGAAGACCATATTGGCAATAGTGTTAAACATAAAATCTGCAGACCTCTTAGCAATAACAGAGCCATGATTATCAACTCTGAGATAGGATCTAGCAGGAGTAATAATACCAGAGGCAGGGACACTACCAAAGGTAATAGTACAAGACATCTTGTCCCGTTCTGCAAGGACAACACCGTCCTTATTAAGGGTGATGACATTGCTCACGTTGGTAAAGGCTTGCGTAGCAATAACCTCAGTGCCATTCTTTTTAAGCGTAAGGGTAACATTGGTGCCCTCAGGAAGCCCAGAGAAACCGACTCTAACGGTAACGTCATATGCCTCATTTGCAGGGGACACCCAATTGAAACTATTGGCACTGTCAGAACAGTTGTTAATGTCCTGAACAATGTACTCCCAAGGGAGATCAAAGGATGCCTTATTGAGGTCTACGAGATCAACCTCAGTAGACCACACGGACGCAACCTGATGAGCATACTCATTGAGGGTACTAAGGGCTACTCTGATGTCATGGTGAGCCTCAGGGTCGTTGTTATGCTTATCGACAGTAACAGTATCAGCAGAAGGCACCTCCGAAGAATTGGCATTAGCGAACTGCTTAACTGCAACGATCTCCTGAGAAGTAAGCTGTGACGGAGTATTGCCCATCAGCTTAGTTGCAACATTGTCATCCTCGCTGTACACGAGGGTATCGAAGGTAACCGTAGGGATCACGGGCTTTGTCGTATAGAAACCCTTTCTAGCTTCATACTCACAGGCACCTACATTACCATCCCAATAAACTTGAATATTCATAATTACTTAGTGGTGGGGAACAGTTTACCAAGACCAAAGTTAGTATTGGAGATCTCGGCAGTTACATTGATATATACCTTAAAGGATCTTGTCTTAGTAGCAGACGCCTCATCCATATTGATGGTTCTAAACTTCAGCGCATTACTCTTAATCTTTCCCGTACCATCCGGAACAAGACAAGCCATAACACCATTTCCCTCATTATCTACTCCACAAATAACATTAACAGACTTAAGGAAGACATACTGATCGTCTCCACAGAGACCACTAAGGGAGACCACATGATCCGTCTGACCGAAGCCTCCTACGGAGCCACTAAAGGTGACCTCGTAGGAAGCCATAGCATCAATAGAAATGGCTTTATCAGCTACTACCTGTACGGGAATAAAAGTAATCTTACCGTGCCCATCAGTAAACCCAGTGCCAGTCACAGTAGCGGAAGTGAACTCTTTAGGAATCCAAGAGTCTTCAAGGTTCTCCGTAGGTGAGCCTTCAATATCTGGAATATCAGAGTCCATCAGACAGGGGTTCTGTGTTCCAGTAGTAAAGATATGGTCATTTCTAAAGGTCATTACTTGTTAGCCTTTTCAATACTGAGGAGATAATAAAGAGCCTTAAAGGCATCCTTATACTTTCTAATGTCTTCTGCACTGTGATAAGATTCCTTATTGAGTTTTTCTACAGCCTCAAGGAGCTTATGCTTAGACATAGCCATCACTTCTTCTTCCCACTTTTCATCAATCATCTTTGTATTTCTCCATAATATTAATTAGAGCCTCACCATCAGACTTATCGAATTTAAATCCAAGGTATTCCACAGCACCACTCTTATCGAATGCACTATTAATGAACCCCTTAGCAACTTCAATGTCTACCTTGTTATTCTCATCGACGATACCCACCTGTTTGAGCATAGGCAGATACTTACCGATGAGGGTATCCGCCTGATGCAGAATCAAGAACGTACTCCCTCCAAGAATCCATTTCATCGTGGAGGGAGCACTAGGCATCAGTCGAGTATCAACAAACTCAGGGAGTACCTGAGAGATCTTACTCAAACTGATTTTCATAAGCTACTACCTTATGCCGCAGGCGTAGTCGTAGGAGCAACCCAAGAGTTATGCAGGGGCATAGGGGCAGGACAAATGGCCGAAGCAGGGACAATAGTCTTGGTGATGTTGTTCATGGTACCCATCATGCCTGCAATGGTCTGGTCAAGGCAACCGAACTTAGCCTGAGTAGTCAGGGCAAGCTCATTAACCTTACCAAGGACAATCTGTTCTCTAAGCTCCTGCTTTTCACAGCAACACTTAATCTCAGCCTGAAGCTTAGCAAGCTCAACACGGTTGTTAGCCGCTTCATCAGACAGAGGCTTAAGGTATGCAAAGGTTTCATCACGGAGCCTACGGTTATCCGTAAGGGACTGCATGTAGACTTCCTTGGCATTCTTATCGGAGTAGTTCTCCGCCTTGAGCATACTGTTCTCAGCCTGAAGAGCAGACACTACGTTCTGATTGCCACCGCCGAGGAGGCCACCAAGGAGACCATTGCCGTTATTAGAGCTATTGAGGACACCGAGAGCAAGACCTTCGATACCAGTACCGAGACCTGCACCAGCAACACCCTTAGAAGCAAATTCTGCCATAATAATTTCCTTTCTAGTCATGTAGACTAGCATTAGTAATTAGTAACTTAGATAAAGAAAACTAGGGTACTCATAGTTACCGAAAGAGTACCTTAGTGTTATTTAAATACCAACCTTAGCAAGACCAAGGTTGTTTGAAGTATCCTCACAGAGGAATTTAGGGACATCAGGCCAAGTGAACTTAGAGGGGAAACCCTCCTGCTTAGTGATGTCTCTAAGAGCCTGCCTATAAACCTTCATTTCCTCAATATTATTGGGATCTGAAGGGTAGTCAGGCATCATGTAGTAATCAGTCTCAGTGATCCTTCTGTCTCTCTCTGATCTTGCGTTCTCTGCAAGAATCTCAAGGGAAACTGGAGGGTTCTCTACGATCTGATATTTACCATCAACCTGTTGAATACTACAGTCACCTCTGGAGTTACACCATACAGCGGCCTCAGGAGGATACTCGCCCTCAAAGATTTGTCCGATTTCATAAGTCATCACGTTCATCCTTCTAATACCCAAAGGCGTACCAATCGTTATCGTTATTCCACGATTTTATCGTGACAGAGGTAGCAGTTTTAGATACCACACAAGCGTGTCTATCCGACAATCTCCACGCCGCAGTTTGAATATTGTAGTTAGTGTTTTTAAATGGCTTTTGAAATGTAAGCGTGTTACTGACATTCTCTCCAGATACGGAGATTTTCCCCCACTGTTCAATAAACCCATCACTCCAAATTCGATAGCCTTGCGTACCTGATACGTGCGTTTCCGTAACATATGCTTTCGGCTTTGGGATCTCACTAACGTCTGCCTGTACCTGTGCAACGGCACTCATAACGTTAGACACGTCCACAGAACCAAGGTTCGTCGCCTGCCCTGCTACGACAACGCAAATCGCCCACTCGCAAGATTCGGGTTGGACGGTGTCGGATCTACCATAAACACTTGAACTTATAGACGCATCAAACCTGACGCCATAGGTACCGTTTTCTAGCCCGGCTGGGATAGTTTTCTTTGAGCTTAAATATTTAAAACAACCAGAGGCCTCAGAAATCCAAGGGTTACCATCATGTTCACCAACAATATTCGGAAGTCCCGCTTGATGATACTTCCCAATATTAGCACTGGCAATAGCCACCTGTATGAAAGGAGCGAACTTCGGCGTTCTGAACGTCGTCGATCCGTCACCTTGTGAGTAATACGAACAAAAACCACCATTAGAGGTGGCAATACTCTGCCACTCTGATTCGGTTTTCACCCAACCCTTAGAGGTCGCATAGGCGAAGAAGTCCTTGTAAAGAGCACGATTGTAGGTTGCGCCATTACACTGGATCGCACCATCAGGCGGAGTCTGGAACGGCCACGCGAATAGATGACCGAGCGGGAGGGCACCGACCTTTACATTACCAGAGTCATCGGGTGTAATATCGTTCACACTAAGGACGACTTTAGGCATGTCCGTAATCTGAGACACCGTATGCGTATGAGAGCTGTTAGCTTTACCCGCCAACGCGGCGTTTACAGCCTGAAGATCCTTAGCGACCTCCGCTTCAAGACTACTAAGATCTGTATTACTAGCCTTAGCATCCAAGGCGGCCTGAAGGTTAGTCACATTGGCAATAGTGTGAGTATGTCCCGTAGGCGACTTACCTGCCAGAGCGGTGTCAAGCCCAGTAATCTGAGCCGTAGTGTGTGTATGCGAGGCATTAGCCTTCTTAGCAAGCTCAGCAGTAAGAGTAGCCGTAGTGACATACCCAGAGAGCGTACTATTCAGGTCGGTAACCTCAGCTACAGTGTGCGTATGCTTAGTGTTAGCCTTACCCGCAAGACCCGTCTGAAGCTCGTTCTTAGTAGCAAGACCACTAAGATCTTGCTCAGGAGGAGTGCCAGTAATCTCACTGTAAGCAATACTGTCCTTAGATGCAAGAGCACCAAGCGTAGGCTTGTTCTTGATGAACGCCTTCGACTTAGAATCAGTAACTTCCCAGTCAGCATTTAGCTGTCCAGAAGCCGCATCTTCAGCATAGCCCTTAGCGAGATCAGCTTGTTTCTTAGCTTCAACTTCAGAAGCCTTAGCGTTAGTCTCAGAGGTACCTGCCGCAGTCTTAGAGAGAGCCGCGTTGTCCTCAGAGAGCTTAGCCGCCTTTGCACTGTTACTTGCATTAGTAGCCTGAGTCGTAGCAGTACCCGCAGAGGCACTAGCATTCTTAGCACTGGCACTAGCCGCAGTAGCAGACTGGGAAGCACTAGTAGCGCTATCTTCAGCCTCAGAAGCCTTAGTAGTAGCTAGCGTAGCCTGTTGGGTAGCTAGCCTAACCTGCTCCTTAGCCTTAGTGACCTCTTGGACAGCCAAGGCAACCTGAGCCTTCGCTAGGTTAACCTGTTTAGTACCTTCGGTGGTGACTGCAGATACCTGTTGGTTACCTGTAGTCGTAACTCTAGTAACCTGCTTAGTACCTTCAGCAGTGACAAGACCGACCTGCTTTCCCCCTTCACTAGTGATTTTACTAATTTCAGTGGTTGCGGTATCAGTGATTGATTTTACTTGCTTGGCACCTTCATCCTTAACTTCTGCAAGAGTAGCGTTACTTGCATCAGCATTATCCTTAGCCTTATTAGCATAGTGCTTTGCAGAGTATTCAGAGCCATCGACAGTACCAGTAGTCTTGGTAGCCCAATCCTTAGCCAAGGAGGCACTATCAGAGGCACTCACCTCAGACGCCATGGCATTGTCTTCAGACTCCTTAGCGTTCCTCTCAGAGACCTTAGCTTCCTCAGCCTTTTGGGTAGCAATTACGGCATTCTCATAGGCATTACTCTCAGAGGTTTCAACATTGTTTTGAATCTGTCTAGCCTCTTCAATGATTGCCTGATTCTCTGCCATTACGGTGTCAGCATGCTTAGCCGCAGATACCGCAGTACCCGCAGAAGCCTTAGCGTTTACTTCAGACTCCTTAGCATTAACTTCAGAAGTCTTAGCGTTCCTCTCAGAGATCTTAGCGGCATCCCTAGCGGCCTCAGCATCTAGCTTAGCCTGATAGGCACCCTTAGCATCATCTTTGTAGAACTTAAGGGTGATCGCATCGTTGTCACCAATAGGGTCACCCACATTCACGATGCGGTGTCCCTTAGCATCCCAATTGCCTTCCTTGTCTACAATGAGTGCGTCATTGATGATGTCTCTACCTTCTTCAGCAATATGAATAGTCTGAATGGTAGACACATCAAGGTCTTTAGCCTTGAGTACCGAAGCGTCCTTAAAGGACACGATACGGTCAGTAGCAGACGTATATCTGCGAATAATGATTTCAGTACCGCTAGCGGGAGCTGTATTGAATCTAATGGTAGTCTTATCTACAAAGAAGTAGTCTTTAGTGGGGTCACCGTAGTCACCCCCAAGTTTCTCTCGGGAGTCTACGGTGACTTTCACAAACTTCTTTGCTAGATAATCAAAGGGCACATTGAAGTCTGTAGTAGACCCATTGCCCTGATAGTTAGCAATAGTAGAAGCCATTGTTTTAGTTATTCGTCCTTATCGGATAGCATGTTATAAGCACCCCATTTATAGAATGGGAGGTTCGTGGAATTACGGATAGCTCTTGCAAATTTCTCTTTTTGATTCTCTAGTTGCTCATCAGTGAAGTTTTCATCTCCTGCCATACGAGCTACATTAGCAGAGTACCCTGCAATGTCCATGAAAGACTTGATGGTAGAGTATCCAGGAGCCAAGTCTCTAACCCACTTGTCAACGTCAAAGCCCCCATATAGCTCATCCCGTTCTTTCTGAGTGGAGAAGCCTTCAGTGGTGGTCTTAACGTCAGTGTTAATACCAAGGGTGTTTAGTGCCAAAGACGGGGCTGCAAAGACGCTAGACCGCATAACACCGTTAACACCAGCCTGAAAAACAGTGTCTAAAGTGAGTCCTTCTTCAGGGTCATACTTTAGAGTCTTCTTAAGGTACTCCTTTCGTTGTTCCTCGTTCATACCTGCGGTGTTAATAAGGGTGTTAGTCAGTGCACCCAAGGTACCCAGTGCGGTAGACAAGAAGATACTATAGGCTTGTCCAAGGGCATCGCCCTCAGCCATTCTACCTAGAATTTTCTTAAGTCTCTTATCGTAGGATCTAAGAGCGAACGTCTTAAACTGCAATAGCAACTGCATAAACGGATTCTTTTGGGCACCCTCCCAAAGGAAAGTGTCACCCAAGGTATTCTTCTGGATTACCTCATGAGCAACATAGTCGCCCATACGTCTAAGAGTTGCAAGAGCGATAGGATCCTTAGAGAGGATAGCATCAAGGTTATCAATAGTGATTTCCTTGTTCTTACCTACGGTAGTGGATTCCTTAAGGATCTTCAGTAGATTATCAAAGTTCTCCTGAGAGATCCCGTTGCGTTGCATAAGCTCCTTATTAAGGAAGCCCTTCTTGGAGATAGACTTGTTATGAGCGTACTGAATAAGCTCACCCAAGAACATGCCTTGAGAAGCCTCAACGATAGAGTTCTCGGTATTCTGAATGAACTTAGTAAACGGAGAAGCCTGAGCAAGAGTATCGGTCGCCGCAACAAGAATAGACTTAGCCTTATCGCCATTGAACCTACGTAGTTGCTTCTCAAAAGACTCCGTAGCAATGTCTCTAAGTAGACCAGTCTCTCTTACGGACATACCAAAGATAAGAGACTGAGCCTGTCTAAGCTCTTTGTTGGTCATGCCATTCTTAGCCCAATTATCAAAGAAATCTCTAACAAGAGGGACACCCTTAAAGAAATGCAGGGCACCATAGTGCTTGATTGCTTCACCCTGTTCAAAGAGATTTGCCATACCCATCATAGCATTCTTAGAGAAGAACGTAAGGTTTCTGACAACATCCGCCATAGCCCCAAGCCAAGAGCTATTGACATCAGACATGCTATGGTGCTTATTGTAGATCATGTTGATAAGTTGTTCCTGAGCTTGTGCAAACTTCTTAGCGTCAACCCTACCACCTACGGCAGAATTAACCTCCTCAGACCACATCTTACCCAGCATACTCTCAAAGTCGCCCAAGTTCTCACACCCGTAACTAAGGAGGATATTGTCACCAATAACCTTGTTATGGTGCATACGGACAGCCTCAAGAGGATCTCTACGCATCTTGTCGATAGACAAACCGCTACGGGTAGTGACAGAGGTATCCCAAGGGATTCTAGTCACCTCGGGGTCGTACTTAATGTTTGCAATGTTACCATCAGTGATGATAGCCCTACCCATGGAAGTACCTTGGTCGATCCAACCAAGAGCATCCTCCCTAGCTTCTTTCTGCATCCATTCAAGCACATCTACCCAGTCAGGCTCATCAGGTAGAGGCTCAAGATTATCCTCAAACTTCTCCTGCCTAACCATGTCCTGAGCCTTGTGTTGCTGTCTCTGGACTTCGCTAACCTCTCGTTCCTTAGCCTTGATCTTATCTGCAGTTTCTTTCTCTACAGCTTCGATCTTCTCAATAATAGAGTCTCTATCCTTAACGAGTTTCTTCTCAAGTTCCTTAAGTCTCTCGGATTCTCTCTTCTGGATATTCTCTACTCTAGATTCGTAGGATGCCTTCTTGTTTTCTAAGGTATTCTTAAGTCTCTGCTCTTCTGCCTCTATGGCCTCAAGGAGAGCTTCCTTCTTAGCTTCTTTAGCCTTAAGGGCATTCTCTTTGAGTTTCTTAGCTCTCTCTACAAGTGTAGTGCTTACGTACTTGTCATACCTCTTCTGTGCGGCATTAGCTTGCCCTTCGGTCTTAGCCTTAGACTTAGCCAACTCTTTCTTTAGTTCAGCTTCTTTTCTAAGTCTCTCAATCTCTTTGTTGATTTCGGCATCAATGTCGGCATCAGAGGTTTTATCGAGTTTATTGTACTCTTTCTCTAGCTCTTTGGTTTTCTTCTCAGATTTAGTCTTAGCTTCCTTAACAGCCTTGTCATAGTCAGCTTCAGCCTTATCAAGATCATTAGAGATATCCTCAGAGATCTTATTCTTAGCCTTATTGTAGGCAGGTTCTAGCTCATTGTATTTATCAGCTAGATTGTCACCTCTAACGTCCCCTCTTTCTTGAATACGTTCAATACTTCTAGAGGCTTGAGCGGCCTTGTCAGAGATAATCTTATTGGAAGCCTTAGCTACCTTTTGGTACTTGACGTCCTTTTTCTTGTCTTGCTCGGCAATCTGTGCTTCCCTTTCAGCCTTGAGCTTAGCGTAGACATTCTTCTTGTAGTAGTCAATGACTCGCTGTCTTACTTCAGGATTAGAGGTTGCCCCACCAACAAGAGCGTGAGAAAGTTCATCAACAAGTCTCTCTACCTGAGGCCCTCTAGGGAGATTAGGATCAAACAGGTCACCAACCTTTCTAGGATCGCTTACTCTAGGGACATAACCACCCCTCTGGCCAGTCTTAGAGGTTTTCTGAAGGAAATCCTTAGTAGACTCTACGATCTTACTGAACTCTTCATTACCTACAAACTTGGGAGGAGTTATACCGTTCTCAATAGCCTGACAAATAGCTAGATTGATTTCTGCGTCATCATGCCCCAGCTTTCTGAGATTATTGAAGCTATCTCTATAGCCAGACTCAAAGTTCTCAAAGTCAATCTGAGCGGCTCTTAACTTCTCCTCTACGGTCTGCCCTTGGAATCTAGTTGCATAATGAACACCGTTCTCGTCAACATAACCAGAACCACGGTCTACAAAGACAGACTCACAGAACTTTCTAAAGTTAGCAGACTCAAGAGCCTGAAAGACACCCTTAGTGGACACAAGGGGAACTCTGCGTTCAATATTGTCAAGGAGATTGTTCAAGGACGTAGCAACTTTAGTGGACCCTCCAATACCATCAAAGACCTCAGAGGGAAGATCCTTACCTGCCTCCTGATACTCCCTGATGATTTTTGCTCTACGAGCAGTATCGCCTACATAGTGTCCACCCTTACCTAGACCCTTGAATGCAAACTCAATACCTGCACCAAACATGGCGCCAACAAGCATGTCTTCCATGATGTCATGTTCTGCACCAGACACGTAGGTATCAATCTGATTAGAAACAGCACCCAAAGCGGCACCTGTGAGTACCCTACCTGCCATACCATACGCACCAAGTGCGGGGACATAAGACAAAGGATCCACAACAGCGCCACCAATAGAGGAAGTGATCGAGGAGAACCAACCGGCGTTGGCTTCAGCCTGTCTATACTTGATTACTTCCTCATTAATCTTAAGTCTTTCTTCGACATCCTCTATCGAAGTAGCACCATTGAGCACAGCATAGTACCTATCCATGTTGTACCCTACCTTGCCTAGGATTTCCCCCCTTTGTTCATCCGTAGGGGCAAACTGCTCACCAAAGATACTTCCGTCAGCAAAGGACATCCTAAGATATGTATGCAAATAACCGTGCTTCAAGCCGCCTGCAAAGCCGACCTGAGGCTCATCCGACGTATCCTGAGAAGGGTCATAGACATAACGATTGTCAGCCCAACGCTTTGAGCGAAAACTGATGCCGATGAGCCTGCTCCTAGTAGTATTAGCAAGAGCCGCCCTTACAGCATCCTCATCAATAGGATCATTGATAAAAGGCTTGATCCCCTTAGATGACTCAGGCAAATCAAGGTTAGTAAATACGGGCTCCCTGTCAATCAGGGAACCCTCAGAAGGATCCAAGGATTTCTCAAGAGGCTCCTGCTTAGGAGGCTCACTCGGATTAACGGTTGGGACAGGTTCATTTACCTTCTGTTCCCCCCACCTGTCATCATCACCGATGATGTCAATGTAATTCCAAGTTTCCTTAGGGAGACCCTTGTAGTTCCCATTAAGGTAATTCTTCATTGCGGCAGTACCACCGTTGTACATAGCCAATGCCGCATACTGATTCCCCTTAGCATACTTAAGGTTATCCTTCATAATACGACCTGCAAGGTCGATGTTAAAGAAGGGATCCTTAAGGGTGTTAAGGTCAGTCACACCATAAGCCTTTGCAGTTTTAGGCATGATCTGACCAACACCCATAGCACCTGCACGAGACACAGCGTTAGGGTTAAATCGTGATTCTTGATACAGTTGTCGTCTGAATAGAGAATGGTTCAAACCGTATCTCTCAGCAGTATCCTTAATGATACCATCATAGGGATGCTCCGTATTCTCGAAGTCACCCCAAGCACTACGTCTAGGATTCATTAGTCAGTTCCACTATTTAGTTTAGAAAGTCTATCAAAGACAGTTGCGTTCATTTCCTTTTCAAGTTCCTTAGCCTTTCTTTCAGCGGCCTTGTCAAGGGTACGTTGGATGTCCTCAGTCGTATAAGACTTGACGTAGTTATACGTCCCTTTCTCATACACAACAAGCCTTCCAAATTCTTCGTTATAGTCTACGGAGTATTTGGAGTCATCCCCATAGTCAAACTCCTCTCTAAAGAGCTCCTTAGCCATC